GTTAAATTACAAGCCATTTGTTTTTAGGTTTTAAAGGTTAATAATTATGATTGGTAAGTAAAGTCTGAAGCTACACCTACTTGTACACCTGCAGTCCACTTAGCTACCATTCTTATATTATTCGACAAATCGATAGAACTCATATCCTGAACAGCGATAGAGCTTAAGTCTGAATTTAAGCTGGTGCCAAAGAAAGCGTTAGACTTTTGACCTGCATACATTACGTTGTCTGCGATACCAGGACAAACTGCAATTTTAATACCTTCAAATTCTGGTGTGTATTGCCCCATATGGTTAAAAGGGAATGCAGATAAAGCAGAAATTGCAGAAATGTAAAATCTGTAAGTCTTTTTATTCATATAGATATATAAGTCTTCTTTTCCGTAAACCGCTGTTGGAATATCAGCTACTAATTGTCCTAAGTTAGTTACAATGTTTGCTGCTGTATAAGCTGCAGAAGCAGAAGAAGCAGTCATAGAACCTGTTGCTAATTTGTCGAATTGTCCAGAAGTACCTGTTGTACCTTGCCATATAGAGTTTTCTACACTATCAGCGATACTATCAGATAAGTAACCCATAGCGTAAGCTACGAAGTCGTCTTGTTGTTCGTAAGCCCAATCAGAAATCATAGTTGTTTTACAAACGTCTATGTTAATTTGAAAAGGTTCTACGAAAAGTACACTTTCAGTTAAAGTAAGTGTTGCAGAATTTTCATTAAAGTCACAAGAAGCGTCTTTTACTAAGTTAGCACCCGCTACCTTGTTTAAAACCTCTTTGTAATTTACATTTTCTCTAACCGTCATATAGTCTAGAGAAGCTGCTGTTTTTAAAGCCGCTGATACATAGGCACTTGCGTGTTTTCCTGCATAGCTACTTGATGTAATTGTTAAAGCCATCGTTTTATTTTTTTTTAGTTATTATTTATGTTATACCAATATTTTTCTTGTCTAGTCATATTTCTGTATTCTACAGGTGTTACTTGTTTCTTTTCAGAAAACTTGTTTGTAGTTACAGGTTCAGAAGCTGGTTCTTTAGAAAGTTCTTCTAATTGTGCAGATAAAGTTTCTTTTTCAACTTCTAATGTTTCGTTAGTGTTTTTCATTTCGTCAAGTTCTGCCGATAATCTACTAACATCGTTTCTAACTTCAGTAAGTAATTCTTTAATAACAGCACCGATCTCCTCGATAACTTCTTCTTTATTAAATTCTACTTCCTCTGTTGTTTTAATTTTCTTAGGTAGTCTTTCGTTTACTTCTGAAGGTTCTTCTACTTCTTCGATAACTTCTTCTGAAGCTTCTTCTAAAACTTCTTCTTCCATTTCTACTTCTTCTTCTTCTGTTTCTTCTTCTTCAGTTTCAGTTTCGTAAATTTCTGCTACTACTCCTTCTTCTTCTACAGAAAAACCTACACCGTCTTCTGTTTCGTATTGTCCTACAGGTAACGCCATAGTCGTACCGTCTTCTGCAAGTATAGATACATCTACACCCGCTACTAATTCTTCACCAGAACTTACTATTATAGTACCGTCAATAAGTTTAGCTTGAAATTCTAAGTTAGTTGCTTCGTCTTTGTTAAGACCTAAAGCTTTTAAGATTTGTGTTTTTAATTCCATTTTAATTTTGTTTTATACTATATAATATAATTGTTTAAGTTCTATTTGATTTTGTCTAAAGTTCCGTTACTTAATATTAGAAGTTGCTTTTATTATTTTGTTAAATGTTGCACCTGCTTTTACGGCACTTTTATAAAGACTATCTATTTCGTTTGGTAATTTCACACCTAAATCTTTTGCTGATTTTTGAACTTTTTTATATTCAGTCATAACTTTATTTAACCATTTTTGACCGTCTTTACTTTCACTTGTAGCTTTTTTAGCTTTAGATATTACATCGTTATAAGCGTCATTAGCGGCATCTTCAAAGTCCATAGCTGTAGATATTACCTTTTTTAAGTCATCTATTAAACCTAATTCAACTTTCTGTACTCCTTTATGCTTATCTAAGATAGCGTTTAATTTTATTTCGTAGTCTTTATACATTTTTTTTAATTTTACCTTCTGTTATTAATTCGTTATATGCTTTTCTTATGTCTTCGTCTGTGTATTGTTTTCCCATTTGTTCTAACCGATTGACGAAGTAGCCTTCAATGCTTAAACCGCGCAACTCCCCTTCTTTTATCTTATTCCAAAGATCGTCGTTTTCAATCTTCATTTTAACAAACCAAGTACCGTCGCTTAAATCGAAATTATAAAGTTTAGACTTATCACTATCACCTTCTTTTATCCAACTTTCTACTGTTAATACTCCTGCTACTCTTTGTTCGTGTTGGTATGTTGCTTTGTGGTGGTTATTGTGTTTTAAGTAACTATAAGCTGCCTTCTTTACAGTATCTTTTGAAAAATATACATAATAGTCGCTGTCTGTATTTGCGTCGTATCTGTATATTTGTTTATTAGGTATTAAAGCTGGTGCTATTAACTCCCTTTTTTCTTCGTCTACTTTAGCAAAGGTTAAGTTGTTCTTTTCTTTACCAAAAAATACAAAGTCTACTTCTATAGCTGGTGACGTTACTAAACTAATTGCGTCGATTGCCAAAGCTTCGTTCTGTTCGTCTATAACTAATTCTGTGATTTTAGTTGTTTTCTTTTTCATATACTATATAATATAAGTTATTCGTTAATATTTGATTTTTAGATCGTACTTCTTCTATTTATGTCTGCCATCTGTGCTTGACTATCCGTAATTTCACTTTCTACAACAAACGCCTTAACCGCTGGTTGTTCTACACCACCTAAAGTAAAAGCACCTGTACTAGACGGTAACATAGGTTCTGTTATGTCTGCACCTCCACCGCCTCCACCACTAGCACCACCTATTTTTTCACTTTTAATATTTGCTATTTGTGCTATACCCATAGCTCCGTGTATACCTGCTTGTATAAGCCCCCAAGGAGCTGGTATGTCTGATACTGCACGCATAATAGACTTACCCGTAAAAAATGCAGTTTCTGCTATTGCTAAGTTCTTTTGTAGTTTTTCGTTTTTACCTCCTAACTTTTTAGCTAAAGCAAATCCTTGTGAACCTAGACTGTCTTTAAAGTCTGCTATTTTTTGTAGTCGTTCTTTTTCTTCTGCTACTGCTTTATCTCTTGCCGCTTTAATTCTGTCGCTGTTTTCTTGCTGCTCTTGCCAAACTTTATCTGAATGTTCTTTTATAGCTCTATCGTATTCTTCTTGCTCTTTTTCTTGTTGTGTTTGTATTCTTTCTAACTCTAAATTATCGTACTTTTCATTTATCAATAAGATTTGTTCTCTTGCGTTTTCTGCGTTTGCAACTTTTTCTAAGTGTATTTGTCTGTCTTGTTCTATTTGTGCTGCTGCTCGTTCGTTATCGTCTTCTATTCTTAGTAATTCAAGTTCTTGTTCTAATGTTCTTAGTTCTTCTGCTTCTTGTATTCTTTGTGCTTGTTGTTCTTCACGTCTTTGTTTTCTTGCTGCTGCTCGTTCTTTTCTTTTCTGTTCTGCTTCTTCTTCTGCTGCTATTTCTTCACCTATTTTTACTATAAGTCCGTCTATTCTTGTTACTTGTCTTTTGTATTCTTCGGCTGTCCTACTTAATTCTGACCGTTTTAGTTTTAAGGTTTTTATTTCTTCTTTACTTAAATCGTCTGTATTTTTTAAAGCTTCTTTATTTTCTTTTTGTAGTTCAATAGTCTTTTTTAATCCGTCTAACTGTTTATTTAAGTTTTTAGTTTTCTTTACTAACCGTTTTTCTGCGTCTGTTTCTGCTTTTGCTAGTTCTTTTTGTAAATCCCTTTCTTCTAAAAACTTTTCGTTTCGTCTTATGGTAGCTTCTGCTAACTTTATTTGTTCTGCTGTTAGGTCTTTTGTAGCTTTACTCCAATCATAAACCGCTTTACCTATAGCTATAATTGCAATTACTATAGCACCTAGACCTGTTGCTGCTATTGCGAATTTTAAAGCTTTTAAAGCTACAGTAGTAGCACTAACCGCACCCGTTAAAACTCCTTGTGCTGTAGCCCATACACCCGTTGCTACTGACCTAGCGTAAGTAACTGCAATACCTGCTTTATCCCTAACTAAAGCTAATTTTTCTAGTACAACCCTTTTAGCAGTAGTAGCCATTAAAGCTGCTTCGGACATCATACGTACACCCATTGCTATAGATATAGCCGCTTGTACCTTAACTTGTAGTTTTTCTAGGTTTTCACTTTCAACACCTGCAAGTGCTAAAGCTCCTTGTGCTACTGCGAAACCGCCGGCTATACCCTCTCCCATTTTAAGAAACGCTTCAGCCTTTTGTTGAGGTTCTAAACCTTCCATTTGTTTTTCCAAAGTCTTAACTTCAGAACTTGCTTGTTGTATTTGTGTTGCTAATTTATTAAAAGCGTCACTACCTA